TAGGTATACAGTAAAAGATGTTTATTTAGAAGAGAACGAATTAATTTTAGAAAATATTCCACAAATTACTGAAATCAATCCAACTATTACGGGTATTCCGAGTGGAGAAGATAGTGAAAGTGAATCAAGTGGAGGAAGTTCCCCGAATATACAAAAAATAAATTTTACTATAAATTCTTTTTAAAGTTAAAAAAGTTTTATATGTTTATAGACAATAGTTATAATCTAAAAATAGAATAAATATGAACTTATCAGGACAAGCTAAGACTGTTATTGAAATCCAAGACCAGTCGATATTAAGAAATACCGGAATTAAAGGTATTATTGGAGTGGTAGGGCCAACTGAAAGAGGACCGATTGGTGAGCCTATCTTAGTTGGTTCGTGGATTAAGTTCACTCAAATTTTTGGGGGATTGCAAAATGATAACATTTTCCCATTACTTTGTAGGAGAGCTTTAGAATCCGGTGCCAAATTACGTGTAAGCCGATTAGGCCATTATACGGATATTACAGATGCTTCTACATTAGAAGGACAAGCAGCTTGGTTTAATCAAGACGTAGATGGAAGTGGACAACCAGGGTACCATTTTCAAGCCAAAAGCCTAGGGACTTGGGGAAATAAACTAAAAATTAGTATTACCCCTTCATTGAATATTGCTGGAACCTTTAAACTAGTAATTGAATTAGAAGGCTTTCCGGAATTAACTGAAACCTTTAATGATTTTAAAGGAAATGCAACTACCTTAAGTGATATTTCAGTTATAGAATTTAACAATAAATCTAATCTTGTAAATATTGTAGAGATAGAAGCTCCTTTAACAGAAGGGGTAGCTTTATTTTCAACAATATCAAGTCCTAGTTTAATAGGTACTAATCCAACTTCTTATACAGCACAAGATTATGTAGGGGATTCTACTCAAGGAAACGGAATCCACGCATTTGACAATATTGTAGATATTTTTAGAATTGCAGCACCAGCAATTGCAGACCCTATTGTAGATTCTGCTTTAATTGCTTACGTAGAAAACAGAAAAGATGTAAGAGCTTTATTAAGAACTCCAGTAGGACTTAATGAAGTAGGAATTCAAGATTATAGAAATGGAACAGGAAGTTATTCTCACCAACCTTATGATAGTTGGAGAGCTTCTATAACTACTGGAGGATTAAAAATCAATCATCCAGTAACTGGGGAGAAAATAGAAATCCCAGAAATCGGAGATGTAATGGGATGTTATTCTAGAAAAGATAATCAGTATGCAGAATGGTTTTCAGCAGCAGGACCAAAAAGAGGATTAGTAAGAAATGCTCTCGGAGTAGTTTACAATTTAGGTTCTGCAGCTAGACAATTAGAAGCTGATGTTATTGATACCCTTGGAATCAACCCAGTAATTGAACACCCTTCATTTGGTACAGTTCTTTGGGGAAATTCAACTCTTCAGAGAGCAAATACTTTGCTTAAACACGATAACGTGGCTGATTTAATGGTTTACCTTACTAGGGAGTTAAAACCTCTTATAGAGAGTGAATTGTTCGAACCAAATGATATTGAAACTTGGAAAACTATTTACCGTAAAGTTAAAGGACTTATGGATTCAGTAGTTGAAGGTAGAGGAATTTGGAAATATTTATATCAAGGTGACCAAGATATTGATAATATTTCACAAGCACAAATAAACAATCCGGATGATGTAGACAAAGGTATATACGTATTCCACTTATTTGTAGCACCTAAGGTTGCTATGAAATACTTAGGAGTGAAGGTAATCCTTACTAATTCAGGAGTAGATTTTGAAAGTTTAACCGTATAAAAATAATATAAGATGGCAAAAGTAGCTGATGCACGTAAAGTGTTCCAATTCCGAATAGAAATAGATGGAATTGACCAGTTTGAAGTTCAAAAAGTAACCTTACCAGAAGTTACAGTTGAACAAGTAGAGCACGGAGATACCAATCATAAAATCAAAACAGCAGGACAAGTAACTGTAGGGAATTTAACTTTAGAAAAGTTAAAAAGAATCCCAAATTCAGATACTTCAGCTTGGGATTGGATGAGAATGGCTCAATCACAAATAGTAGGGGGAGGTACGTTAGCTGCAGTTTACAAAAAAATCCTTATTATTAAGGAGATGGATGTAACTGGAACAGTAACTATCAATCGACACGTTTGTACTGGATGTTGGCCTACTAAAATTTCACAAAATGATTTGGACCGTATGTCTTCAGACAATGTAATCCAAACAGTGGAACTTTCAGTAGATGTTTACGAACAATTGTAACAAATTAAAAATAGGAATAGCAAATGACAACTCACACTTTTAAACTCCCTTCAGGAGTAGAATGCGAAGTAAAGCCTTTAATTGGTAAACACCAAAGAATGCTTACGGAGCAAAAGAATTCAAATTTGTCCGAGAATTTGAATGAAGTATTAGCAGATGTAATCACTAGAGTAGGAAGCAATACCAATATAGATAAACAGTTTGTATTGGGAATGCTTGCTATTGATAGAAAAAAAGCATTAGTTGAAGTTCGACAATTTACAATGGACTTCGAACCCACTTTTGTATTTGATTATGATTATAAGAACCGATTAGGAGAAAAAGCAAGTTTCCCATTTCAAGTAGATTTATCTGATGGATTTAATGAAGTTCCACTTAAAAAATGGGGTAAGTTAAAAACTGATGAGGGAGAAACTGAAACTTGGATTGATTGTGAATATAAAGAATATGCCGAGATTGAAAAAACAATCTACATTACTCTACCGAAATCTGGTTCTGAAGTAAGATTTAATCTTTTAGATGGACACGGTGAACTTAGGGGAATGACTACTCCAAAAAATCAAAGAAGCTCACATACTGCTATTTTAATGAGAAACCCCCAATATAAAGCTCCTACTAAGAAGGGAGGAGATGTTTGGATTCAATTGAATTTAGATAATTTGCCTTATAAAGATATTGAAATTTTAAGAGCAACTATCAAGCAAGTAGAAGGTTCTATCGATACAGAATTTATATTTGAACACCCAGAAGCTGAATTCAAAAGTGCAGGAGAAAAAGATGTCACTGTAGATTTGGTTGGACAACTGGCTTTTTTCTTTCCCTCGCAGGCGATTTAGACGAACTCTATTTTTATCTTTCCTACGGGGGGTTAGGTTTTACATTAACAGAGTTCGAGAATTTAACTTTAGGACGTATAAAGAAATTTTACGACTTAATGAAAGACCAAAAAGACAAAGAAAATGCAGAAGTTGAACAAGCAAAAAATAAAACAAGATGACAGGTGGCTTAGGTACATTTAGTGGTGGAGGATTAGGATTCGGATTAGCAATGTCTTTAGTGGACAACTTTACCGGACCTTCTCGCCGTATAAATGAATCCTTAGACAGATTAGATTCTAGAGTAAGTCAAGTTCAAGCACACGTTAGCAAAAGTATGAATCTTATAGGCTCCGGCACCTTATTAACAGGGGTCGGAGTTGCTATGGCAGCAGGATTTATTCCAGCAATAAATAGAGCAGCAGAACTTTCCGATAAATTAGCGGATATTAGAAAAACTTCAGGACTCACGAATGAAGCTGTAATAGATTTAAGGAAAACAATACAATCATTTGATAGTAGAACTTCCTTAAATGAACTTTTAGATATTGCTAAAATTGGGGGACAAATTGGAGTAGCACAGAATCAATTGGAAGGATTTACCAAATCTGTTGACAAAGCAGTAGTTGCATTAGGAGACGAATTTACAGGAGGAGCAGAACAAATATCATCCGAATTAGGTAAGATTGCAACCGTGTTCGGTACAGCTGAAGAGTTTGGATATGAAAAAGCTTTATTGAAGATAGGCTCTGCGATTAATGAGTTAGGAGCAGCTGGTATTGCAACTGGACCATTCCTTACCGACTTTACACAAAGATTGGGACCTATTGCTAAGCAAGCAAAAATGACTGCTGCTGATGTAATGGGATTAGCTGCTGTATTTGAAGAGATGGGAGTAAATCCAGAGGAAGCTGCTTCAGGTTTTCAAAGATTATTCGGAGTATTGACTACAGGAACTGCAGAAGCAGCTAAAGTAGCAGGAATAAATCTAAAAGATTTGTCAAGAGGTTTATTAGACAAACCGAACGAAACCATATTAAATTTTGTAAAAACACTTAGAGAAAAATATCCAGATACTCTTTCATTCAATTCTGCTTTAAAACAAATGGGAATTGATGGGGTCGGATTGCAAAAAACTATGGCAATCCTTGCAGAAAAAACTGCTTTAGTAACTGAAAAACAAAAATTAGCAAATCAAGCCTATTCTGAAGGAAGTTCTTTGCAAAAGGAATTTGAAATTAAAAATTCTACACTTGGTGCTAATCTAGATAAATTAAAAAAATCTTGGGACAATATTTGGGTGAGCTTAGGAGATACCTCAGGTGGACCTTTCAATAAATTAGTTATAGGACTTACTAAATTATTAAATGTAATAGCTAGATTTATAGCTTCTCCAATTGGTAAATTTATCACCGGAGTTATAATGTCCTTAGCAGTTTTACTTACTATTATAGGACTTACTAGAATAGCTACAGGAATGTTTCGTATTGGATTGATTAAACTTTCACTTACATTATTTGGAACAAAGGGACCAATAATAGCTCACGCAATTGCAACTGGAAGATTAGGGGTAGCATTCAAATTAGCCGGAAGACAAGCAATGGTAATGGGAGCAGAAATATGGGCAGCTTTAGCACCACTTTTACCTATTATAATTCCCATTGTACTTGTAATAGCAGCATTAGGAGCAGCTTTTTATATTGCTAAAAAAGGATTTGATTTATTCAGTAGTAAAACAGCATCAGAATTAAAAAATCTTACAGGCTTCCAAAGAATCTTAGCTAAAATTGGGGGAGTAATTGGAGGAGTAATGGAAATTTGGAACTCAGCTACTTCTGAAGGATTTTCTTTGTCTGGTGAAATGCACGACAAATTAAAAGAACTCGGAATCTTAGATTTAGTACTTACTCTAGGAACCTGGATTGTAAGAATTAAAGAAATGTTCCGAGGAATTAGAGATACTTTCAAAGCGGTATGGGAAGAGGTTGTTAAAGTTTGGGAAAAGATAAAACCAACTTTAACTAAAATCAAAGACAAATTTTTTGAAGTTTTAGAATCATTAGGAATTCCTATTGGAAAACTTACTGGAAAAATGTCAGATTGGAGAGAAGCTGGTAAAATTTTAGGATATGTAATACTTGCAATCTTAATCCCAGTAATCATTTTGCTAATAGTTCAAATGTTTACTTTAG